TGCCGACCGTCGGTCTGCATCAGAAGGGCAAGCGCGCCTATGACCTGCCGGCGATGGCCCTGCTCCTGCATGGCATCGAGGATGTCCATGTCTACATCGAACATGCCCAAGCCATGCCAAAACAAGGCGTATCAAGTTCCTTTTCCATCGGCTATGGCTACGGTGCCTGGCAGGGTATCCTGACTGCACTCCAGTTGCCCTTCTCCATCATCGTCCCCCGCGAATGGCAGAAGGTCATGTTCGAGGGGGTCGATAGGACCGACACCAAAAAAGCATCGGCCTTGATCGCCAGGCGACTTCAGCCAGGTACAGACTGGCGGGCCTCAGAGCGCGCCCGCACGCCTCACGATGGCCTGACCGACGCCTATTGCATCGCCGAATACGGAAGAAGAAAAGGACGCCTCTAGGCGCCCTTTTTCTTTCCTTTCGGATATTCCGTATTCCCCTTGGCGACGGACTTCTGCTCCGAGTCCAGACTGTCCATCCCGCCCCCTTTCGCCTGAGCCTTGTGGAGCGCCAGGCGATTGACACCGCTTGCTGCCATAGATTCAGCGTTTAGTACGCTTAGACTTCTTGCCGGTCGGTCGCCAGCCATGATCAATGGCGTTCAGGAGCCGCGCCTGCGCCTTGGCCTTGGCTTTGGTCGTGCCTTTGGCCTTCACGCCATTCGGCGTGCTGACACGATACTTCTTGCCGACTTTCTTCAAACGGACAGGCATAACTACTTCACCAGTTTCTTGATGCCCTTCTTGACCTTGCTGGCCATTTTCTTCACAGCGCCTTTGACGCCTTTACCTTTACCCTTCTTCATACGATAAGGGAAATCTGACGATGTAATCATCCGTCAGTTAGGCCGGGGTCGCCTCGGTCTTCTTGGCTTCGACAGCGGCACTCTTCTCCGACTCAGCGGCGATCTTCGCGGCAGCCTCAGCGGTCGCCAGGCGGCTCTTCTCAGCCAACTCCTCTTTCTTGATCGCTTCCTTGGCGGCTTTCATGTCCGCCTTGGCCTTCTCCTGCGCTGCCTTGGCGTCCTTGGTGTCCTTGAGCGCGGCGCTCACCTCTCCAGGCGTCATCGCGGCCTCCGTGCGCTTCTTCGCAGCCTTCACGAGCAATTCCGCGAACTCAGCGGCATCATCAGCGGCGGTGATGCGCGGGTCTTGATCCTCGACTTTCTTGTCGTCCTTCTCATCGGTCGGCATACGGGTTCACTTAGATTTATTACTCTCATTGTACGTCAGCCGTCGTCCACTTCCAAATCATCGCACTTATCGCATGTGAGGGTCTTGGGGTTCAGGTGCCTTCCACAAAGAGCGCAGCGCATATCAGCCCGGTGGCACCGCCTCGCCGCTCGGTTTCTCCACGGTCTTTTCCGTCGTCGTGCTTGGAGTCGTCGTCTTCTCCGTCATGATGGTCTTCTGAGGATTGGCGATCTTCTGAACGACATTTGAGGCTGAGAAGATGCCGATGATCCAAGTGATGAACTGGACCTTAGTGGTGTCGTCGATGTGGAGGAAGAAGGCGACGACCGCCATGCCGAACATCGCGGCGAGGAACTTGCGCGAGAGGAGGCCGATGAGCGTTGATTTGAGGTCTGGGTCCATATCAGGCTGATTGGAATTGCGCTTCGTAATCCAGCCAAGGCTGGTCGAACTTGAGGTCTTTCATAGGGATGCCGTGACGTCTCGCAAAGGCATGCAAACGAAGGTGGGCGGCGTTCTGCCTCATCAGAGCAAGATTATCTGGATGATTGTTACGCCTGTTCTCGTCCCAGTGATGGACCAGCTCCTTCGGTTTAAGCAACCGCATCATCTTTTCTTCCATGACGACCCGATGCTCGCGTGGCATTTTCTCCCCATGGACACGACTCATGGGCTTGTAATTGTTCTTATGGCTATGGTTCTCATAGCGTTTCAACGCGCTTTGAGACATTTTCTCCCTAGTCGCTTTTGTGTTGACGCGACCGAGATTCGATTCGATGATCCGTTGCCGATGTTCTGGACTCAATTTAACGCCCTTTGGTCCCCCTGTCTGTCTAGCTTTGATACAGGAGGTATCTCCGCAAGTCGCAATAAAACCATTTCTATTACGAAGACGCGCTCGGCGTGGCTTTCCGCAGTCGCAAAGAGGCACTGGTTGCATATCAGGAAACGGCATCAACCGGCATGTCCACTCCTTTCAAATTTTTCTTCGGGATTGCAAGCCACTCGGCCTTGGTGAGCGTGCCCGTCTTTCCTGCCGTGTTGCCATTGTTCCTGACCTCCCACGAGGCGAGAATCTTGGACAGGTCATCGACGTAAAGGACTTGCCCGATTGCGAGGGCGAAGCCACCGTGGACGTTTGTTTCGCCTTCCCCCTGCACCTGTTGGTACAGGTAATTCTCGTTCAAGACTTTGGACATGGAAATCTTATCTAGTGAGATTTTGAGCGCGGAGTCGATGTAGTAGTCCCAGGCGAGCTTCTTCTTGGCCGGGAGGTAGGAGTCGAAAATCTTCCAGTACTTCCCTTCCTCGTAGCCGTAGAGCATGACGGCGTGGTTGGTCTCACCCGCGATCCGCGTGTGGATGCCTTGGTCGTTCGTCCTCCCCCATGCGCGGACACAGATTTGGACAGGGCCGTACTTCAGGGCTTCCATCAAAGTCTTAGGCTCGACCGTCCCGTTCCGCCAGTTCTCCTGCACCCACTCGTAGCGGATGAGGTAGTTCTTCGGCATCTCAGCAGCGGCTCTCTTCGCGGCCCACGACGGTTCAGCATAATACTCGGTCCAGGTCGTGTGCGGTGGGATGGGCCAGACGACCTCCTCACAGATGCCGAACTTCTTCGCGGCGTTCACCACGTTGGACAGGTAATTCCCCCATGGTTTCGTACCGCTCATCTGAGCAAGAAAGCGATCGGCATGGTCATCATCGAGGCCGTACTTTCGCTTCTTGAGGGTCGAGCAGATGTAGCAGGCCGAGTGCGAGACGCAGGCCATATCATCGAAGAACGGCTGGCTCTGAGGCTGGAACTTGGGGAGCCACTCGTCGTACTGACCACTCTCTTCCAAGACCTCACCAGCGATGCCCGTTACACCGAGAAACCTATAGTCGGTGACGCTGAAAGGACTGGGGCGCAATCCCCTGTCTCGAACGTCTGGGTCTTGTACGGGCGGCAGGTCGGGCATGGGTGTGTTTAGGCGTGGCCTTCGTCGATGAGGTCAGCGAGTTCGCGGAGCTTGGTAGCGATGAAGGTGGGAATCTCCTGACCTTTCTCCTTCATCTTCTTGATGTGCTTCTCCAGCGATTTGAGCACGTCTTCAAGGTTCTTCATATGGCGTTTGACCCACGGATTAGGCGGATAGCAAGCACGATAATTGCCAGGACCAAGATTGCGTGGATGAGGCTCCCTGCGTGAAAGACGGCGTAGCCGCTCGCCCACATCAGGACCAGGATCACGATTAAGAGGTCCAGCATAGGTTACGGAACGAGCGGGGGCCAACCGCGCCAGACGAAGATGATGGCAGCGATTGCGACGATGGCCTTCAGACCAAGGACGATGGCACCTGCCGCGCTTCCGAGAGGGAAGATGGCTGCGAGAAGTCCGACGATTGCCGGAATCCCCCAAGCGAACAGGATCAGTACGATGATGACCGCCAGGATAAGACGCATGAGGAAGTTTCCCCAGTTTCCCATATGTTTGAGCTAGTGAATTACCTACGCACGCTTACCGCTATCATGCACAGGACCGCCACGACTACCGCGAACGCGACGCCGAGGCTTACGCAGTCGATCCTGAGAGCCAAGCGGTCCACCTCATCCCGCGTCGCGTGTCCCCTCGCTCGATATTCCGCTTTCGTCATACACGTTTGGTGATGAAGAAGTTGACGATCTGTACTGCGACGGCAGTGAGGACGATACCTACGAGGCCGAAGAGGATGCGCTTCATCAGAGTGAACTCGTCCTTGGACGGCGTGTCTGCCGAGACCTTGACCAGTGCCGAGCGGAGGTCGGTCTTCAGTTCAGTCACGGAGATAATCAGACTGTTCAACTGCGTCTGAAGGACGGCGATCTGGACCTTCAGTTCAGTCTCCTTGTCCACGTCCATATCAGAGCATGTGAATGAGGAACAGGAGATAGATGATTAAGCCGGACAGGACGATGATGCCGAGCGACAGGACGATGACCGCTACCCAAAGCCAATGGATTTGCTGCTTCAGGGAGGCGATCCGCTTTGACTTGGTAAGGAACTTAGCGAAGGAGATTGGGTTCTCCAGCTCCCGCAGGTCTTTGTCCTCGTTCTCCTCGGCGTACTCAAGCCATAACTGGGCGAGTTCGCCGTCCGTCATCTCGTCCGGCATACCTCAGTACGCCCTGCCGGAGCCTACGCAGCTACCGAGGGAGGCGATCAGGAACATGATGACCATGAGCATGATGCCACCGACGACCAAGGTGGCGATGTTGTTCGTCGCCCACTCAAGAAGTTTGTGCGCGTACTGGGAGAACTCGTTCTCCTTCACCTCCTCTACCTTGTGCGCGGTCATAGAGTGTCGGTTACTGGTTTAGCATCCAGAGGCCACCGAGCGCGTTTGCTGGCCTGTCCGAGTACACCGTGGCGTTGGTGGCCGAGGCGATGTAGGAGTCTCCCTCTCGGTAGAGCATCACGCCGTCCGGTAGTTCAGCGAAGATGGTGGAGATCGTGATGGAGTGACCTTGGGGCCATCCTAACTGTGACATCTTGAGTCTCATCGAACTGTCCACGGTGTCTCCCTTGTCCTCATGCTTGGCGTAGGAGATGCCAGCGAACACGACGCCCATGAGGATGAGGAAGGCTACCGCGCTGTACTTCAACTCGTTCTTCATGGTGTCGTCGGGATATTCACGTCCACAGGAGCGGAAGACTCCGCGCCCTCAATCTGTACGTCCCACGTCGAGGTGTCCGGCTCGACGATGACGGGCTTCTGAGCCTCGGCCTTACGGGTGCGGATGGCGTAGAGCCGTTCAGCGAACACGGCCTTGGCGAAGGTCTGCCACTCTTCGAGCGAACGGTCCTCCAAGAGTTCGGTCATCGCGTCGTCGTCGATGCTGATGGTGATGTTTTTCATAGGAGTTATCTGGTTGGGTTATAGCCGTGGTCGTAGAGGTCATCTTCGTCGCAGTTCCAGCAAAGACCATCACTCATCTTCCTCCCGCACGTCCGGCAACCAATGAGGTTCTGCTTGATGTACTGGATGGCCTTGGAGAAAAGGGACATATCAGCGGCGCATGAGGGTGAGAAAGGGCTTGGTGTCTACTGGAACAGCATAAAGCGCGGTAATCTCCGCCTGCGTTAACGCGTGGTTGTACATGCGAACATCAGAGATACGTCCATTCATCGGTGAGAGAAAGGAGCTGGTCGGCGTTGGGTTGCGCGGTTGCGCTCCGAAGATGAGGTCCGCTGTGTTGGTTCGGACCGTATCGGAGAGAGCCGCTGTTGTGCTTCCTACTGTGCCATTCACATAGACCTTGACCGTTGTGCCATCGAACGTCCCTGTCACCATGTACCAAGTGTTCGTCGAGATTCCAGAAAGGCCTGTATAGGCGATATGGTCTGTGTTTGACGACGCACCAGCCACATCGAAGGCGAATCCCTGAGCCGTGTTCTCGAAGAACAGGTCATAAGCGCGGTTCGTCCCATCCCAGAACTTTCCGATAATCGTGCTAAGCGCGCTGAGCGAGGTCAACTGACACCATACGTTCAGTGAGATATTGCTGGAGGTCAGTCCGGCATTGTTCGTCACCTTGATGCGATCCGCGCTGTTTCCGGCGAAGCCGTAGCAGTTCGTCGTTGCGTTCGGCGCGGGGTGGCCTGTCTGTGTCGTAGGCGAACCCACCACGGTTCCGTTCAAGGAGCCGACAGAATCGTTGGCGTTACCATCGAGTGTCCAGCGGTGAGTCAGGGACATATCAAGCCTCAGTTCCCACAGTGAGCAAGTTCCACTTCGAGAGGTTCGCGTTCCACTCGAACAAGGCGGTCATGTTCTTGGAGACCGTCGTGGTCGTAGGGAGGGCCGTACCGTTCTTGGCGACGTAGTTCGTCCCCCAAGTGAGGGCGCGTGCTGTGCCGTTGTCGAGGAAGCGAAAGAGCATGAGTTCGCCGTCAGCAGGGGTCGAAGTCGAGTGGTTGTTGATGGTCGTCGCAGCGCTCATTGCCGTCAGGTGGAAGATGTCGTAGGTGGCAATTTCAGGCGTCAACGAAGCGTTGTTCGTCGTCGAATAGACGCGAGGCTGATTGCGCTTGTTGGTCAGGGTATTGGCAGCAGAAACGGTATCAACGACGACCCCCTCCACGGCAAGGACGCCAGCGGCAGAACGGCTGAGGGTCGTATCTGAAGCGTGGCCCAGCTCCACCGAGCCGACACCAAGGGCCGTAGTCGTAGAGGCCGTGATGCCAGCGACGGGAAGGCCCGTAGCGTTCGTCAGGGTGCCGGAGGATGGGGTACCGAGTGCGCCACCGGAGACCAAGATGTTGCTACCCTCGATAGCTGCAACTCCTGCCGAGACGCGAGTGATACTGGTGTCGGAGGCATGACCGAGTTCAATGGAACCGACTCCCAAAGCTGTAGTCGTCGAAGACGTGATGCCGGAGACTGGGAGGCCAGTAGCGTTGGTGAGGGTCGCCGCGCTAGGAGTACCGAGATCGGGAGTCGTGAGGACCGGGGAGGTGAGCGTCTTGTTGGTCAGGGTCTGCGCGGTCGTCTTGTCCACCGTGACCGCCGTGTCGATGGCGACGCTATTGCCCGTGATGGCGATACCGTTGCCAGAGGTCAGGCTTCCTTGGCCTGCGGTCTGGACGAAGGTGATGGCATCGGTGCCCATAACAGGCAGGTCGTTGCCGTTGTAGGCCCAAGTGGTCGCGCTGTTGGCCGTGCCGGAGGTGACGAAGAGGGAGTCACCTGTCGTCCATTCACCAGCTTGGTCAGCGTCGTTCGTGCGCGTGAGGACGAAGACCGTGACGCCGGAGCCTGCGATGGTGACGGTGTAGATGCCGTTCTGGAAGGTCGATGCTTGGTTCTTCACCAAGATGCGGTTGCCGACAGCGACGTTGTTGCCGTCCACCGAGAGTTGGCCGACTGCGACACCCGTAAGCGTAGCCCCGACACCGGAGCTACCGTTCGAGTAAGTCAAAGAGGGAAGCGCGGCGGTCGTGGCGTACTTGGCGGCTTCCTTGAAGTTCTGACCAAGGACGGCGTTATCGACGTAGGCGGTCGTTGCCAGCTTGGTCGAGTTGTCAGCCGGGGCTTGGGTCGTAGCCGTCGAGCTTCCGAGCGCGGCGGGAAGGGTGATGGCACCAGCGGTCAGACCGGAAGCCGTACCTGTGAGGTTGGTGGCGACGCCAGAGGCCGGAGTACCGAGGGCAGGAGTGACGAGGGTAGGAGAGGTGATGGTCGGGCTGGTGTCTAGGACGATGTTGCCTGTACCCGTGACGGTGTTGCCTTGGGTCGTGAATTCGCCTGCGTGGTCAGGGAACGTGTAAGTCCGGCCAGCGGCCATCGAAGTCAGGGCGATGGTGGCGACCTTGGAGGCGTCGGAGATTTCGAGGACGCCGCGCGCGCCAGAACCGTTGCGATCGCCGAGGTTGAGGCGAACACCGCCGCCGTTGGAGTTGCCGGAGGATGCGCCTGCGGAACCTGCTTGGATGACGACCTTGGCACCAGCATGTGACGCATCATTCTGAGCGACGACGTTGAGGGTCGAGTTGGTAACGCCTTGGAGGTTCGCCACTTGATCCACCACGCCGGAGTCGTCGATGGTGACTTGGCCGTTCTGAATCAGCCTGCCTGTCGTGCCATCGAAGCGCGTGACGGCGTTATCCGTCGCGCTGGAAGCTCCTACGACGTTCCCCTTGGCGTCAGCGTAGGCTTTGACGGCCTTCTGGCTGGCGATCTTGGTGTCAGAGTTCGCCGCGAGGGTGACATCGGTATCGAGGTCAGCGGCCTTGAGCTGCGCGTCGTTGGTGACGTTACCGAGACCAACGTCACCTTTCACGATGCCCGTGGGGGTCGTGATGTTGGGGGAGGTGCCGAAAACCGCCGCGCCTGTACCAGTCTCATCAGTGAGGACGCCTCGAAGCTGGGCCGAGGTAGTAGCGGCAAACTGTGAGAGGGGGTTGGCTACGAGGGCGTCACCGCCTCCGCCGCCGGAGGGGACGTAGAACTCCAAGGCCGTCTCGCCAGCGTTGACGCGGACGGACTTGGTGCCTTGGCCTGTGAACGTCGAAGGAACATCGGTGAGGCCGATGAAGGACGTGGAACCGGGTGCGCCGGGGGCACCATCAGCTCCATCGGCACCGTCAGCCCCGTCTGCGCCATCGGCTCCTGCGGGGCCAGCCGGTCCTTGTGGGCCTGTCGGACCCGGTGCGCCGTCCGCCCCAGTGCCTGTGATGCCGAGGTTAGCGCGGGCAGTAGCGGCGTTGGCTACGTCGGAGAGGTTGGCGGATTTGACGAGAAGACCAGAGATGTCCTGATCTCCTGTATTGCTCCCTGACAACGAAGAACCAGCGGCGATGGTGACGCCAGAGAGCTTCTTATTCGTCCCGCCTTGGACGATGGGGATGAGGTCTGATGCTCCTACCGCTGTGGCGGCGGGGTCCGCGCTTATCTTCGTGTCAGCCATAGACTAGTTAATGTTCGTGTAGAAACTTAGTGCCGTCTTCTCTGAGAATGTAACTGCCATCTTCCCGTAGCATGAAAGACGGCGTCGGCGGCCCCACGCCACCCGCGCTCTGCGTATCGACATCAGTGACGCCAACCCCGATACCGAGCGAGATGTTCATAATAAAATCAACCTAATTATACCATGCTACGATCCCGCTCGCAGTCGTGCCTGTGGCGAGAACTTGCGTCACCTGGACGGAGAACACGCCGACAGGGACGTTCGGGTGGATGACCGTCACTCCAGCCCTGTTCTTGAGGGCGATGTCTCCCGACACGCCGACGTACAGGACGGAAGATTGCAGGAACTCAGCGGTATCACTCGGCGTTACGGCGACAAAGTGTGTCGCGGGGTTGATGAGGCTCATATGACTATCTTATCACGATTTAGGGAGTCGGGGACTTGACATATCGGCGCGGATATGGTAAGGAGGATGGGATATGAATCCTCTCCAAGGACGAATTGAACGCGCTCTCCTGTGGTTCATGGGTTCCGTCTTTGTTTTGTGCGCTTTGCAGTTCATCGTGACTCTCGTAGTCGCTAATGCGTCTTTTATCTTCACGACTCTCTGCATCTGGCTTCTGTTCAGAATCGTCGTCAGTGCTTTAAAATCTTAGAACCGACATAGCCCGCGCCCGCAATCTCCGCACCGATTCTTGCGCCCGCGACCAAGTTAGGATGAGCTTTGAGTATTGCTTGGAAGCCAGTCTTTCCACCTTTGACCGCGATACGCGCCCACTCCTGAAGGTTGTCCCTGAGATCGAAAGCTTTACTCATGTGCGCCATCGCTTCCTCAAAAGTATTAGCCGCGCCAGCTACACCTGCTGTACCAGCCGATTCTACAGCTCCGCCCGTACCGTCGATGATGAATTGGTTCATAGCCTCACGGACATTCCTAATAGCTTGCTTCGTTGCGGTCGAAGTGCCGTCAAAGGCGTTGGGGAATTGGTCGGCCACGGCCTGATCGAAGGCTTTACGCGCGTCCCAAAGCCCCGTCATATTCTTCGGATTTTCATCCACTATCTTCATCGCCGTGTCGATGACTTTTTCGTATGTCTGCGCGCCGTCGTTCGCCGTGAAGTTGATGGGCTGATCCTCAATCACGGAATCAAGCGTAGATTTCAACGTCTGTTTGTTGAAAATACTGTTATGCGATTCAAGGAACGGGCGCACCGTATTCTCGCTTACGTCAGCAATATGAGAGTTCAAAGCATCCGCCGCTGCCGCCGGTTTGCCGATGTTGGGTCCGAGTTGGTCAGCGAACTCCTGTGCCGTCGCCCTGTTCGCATCAGTAACAGGAACAGTCGCCTTGCCGAACAAAGTCGGGTCTTTGATTCCCCCGCTCTTGCCGGCGGCTTCATCTACCGACTGGACCATCTGCGCCATCTTGTCAGCATTGGCCGATGCCGCCCTATCTGCCAAACCCTTCTTCGTTGCCTCGATCGCGCCCGTTGCTAGGTTGGCTTCTGCGGCAACGATAGGAAGATTCGTACCGATGTCATAGGTACTCTTGAGATCAGCGGCGACCGTAGGATGCTTGGTAGCGAAGTCATTCCAAACCTTAGCGACGTTTTGAATCGCACCGACGGTTTGTTTGGCTGTCTCGGTATCACCTAATTGTTTAGTAAGGCTGGTCAAATCGCCTTGACTGACAATATCAGTGAGATGCCACAATCCGTGGAGAGCCGAAGAAAAACCTTCAGTGAGCGGAGAAGCTGCCGCCTTCACGAGCGGCGCGGTGACTTGAAGACCTGTCGAAAGAGGGTCGAGACCCGGCCCGTTACTCATATTCCTCTGAACCGCTGTCTTTGCCGCACCATATGACTCACTCAGGCCATGCCCGATGTCCTGCGCCACGCGGGAACCCCACCAACCCGTACTCTTGAAAGCAGCGGTGAGCGCGGGGTGCATCGTATCCGTTCCGCCGGCGAGCTTGCTGTTCAGGTTGGCGATGACGCCCTGATCGGGAGTGGTGGGGGCGGGTTGAGTCCCAAACGAATCAAAGGATGACACCTGCGGAGCGGTCGGCGCAGTCGGAGTGCCTGGTTGCTTACCGAATTCATCAAAAGTCATATCAGTATGGTTTGACCTCATTAGGCCCAGTCTTGATGAACCACGCGCCATTCTTGAAACCGAAGTCCCCGACCTTCATGGCTTGGAACTGAGCGGCAGTCGTCTCCATCCGATAGGACGTTTCCAACTTGTTAGGGTCGATACCAGCCGAACGGAGCGAAGCGCGGGCGGAGTCTCTGAGAATCGGCGTGGCTTCCGCACCCATCGCATCACGGTACTGATCGCGGAGAGCGTTCACACGCCCGCTCATTAGCCCCGCGAGGGCTGACGTGACAGCAGCGGTCTGTTGCGGGGATTGGGCAGAGTGCAGGAAGTTCTTGGCTGAAGCGATTTCAGTATCCGTCGGTGCCGTACCGCCACCCTTGAGGATTTTGGCAAACTCCGTAGCCACGGCGTCAATCGACGCATTTGCCGGCGTGAGTCCTGTATTGCCGCTTTCCTTGGCGATCCAGCCGACGATACCGTTGTACGCTGGAACCTTGGAGTTCGCCGCCGTCGTCATCACGCCAACCAGTTCTCCGACGTGGTTGGAGAAGGTGTTGATGGAGTTGATGTTTCGAGAAGTCTGTCCGCTCGTCCAGTCAGTCCTGAACTTCTGCCGGACGGCGTAATCAGACTGGGAGAAGTCGGGGTTGAGTTCCTTAGCGGCGGCGAGAAGTCCCTTCCGTTCCGCTTCAGGTACGCGCGAAAGGTCAGCGTCATATGAAGCGACAAGCTGAGCCTGTGCCTTATGCGGAGCGTCAAGCGTTGCGTAGATGGCGCCGCCGGTCGGTTCGGTATTCGCGGCAGGACTCTCCCCGACCAACGATCCGTTCCCACCTTCGGCCTGATAGATGCCTTTGATGACAGCATCTTGGGTCGCCTTATCAGCCGCCGCGAAGTCAGCGTTGGACTTGATTCCGTACTGCGCGAGAACGACCTTGCCCGTATGGTTCGAGTACCAAGAGAAGGCCATGGGAGAACCAGCGAGCAACGCGCGCGCGCCTTCGATGCCGTCTTGTGGCGTAGCGAACTTGAGCGTCTTGAGTCCTCCGCCGAAATCCGCCCCTTCTTCAGTCGTGAAATTGACGCCCGCCGCTTTGAGGACGTTCATAAACTCTGGCGCCGCGTTCGATACGGCGATTGGATTGTTGTTCCTGTCCGTCCTCATGCCGGTTTGCGTAGACCATGTACCTGAACCATCGGTCGGGCCTACCACAATGGTGTCGCCGGACGGAACACCGTCCTGTGACTGCGCGCCCGTAGCGAGGTTCGTGTAGACACTATGCTTCGTGCCGTTCACATCGGTGAACGTAGATGTCACGCGCCACTGTGAAGATGAGCCTTTGTTCGCTTTCGCCGCCTGCTCTGCCTTCCAAGAAGCGGAGTTCTGTACCTTCTCCGCGATCTGCGCGGGAGTGTCCGTGGGACTGATACCTGCATCGGGATACTTCACGATGATGTCAGCGACCGCCTGCTGGACGATTTGGTTCTGCTTGTCGAGAGGCGCGTTTTCCAATGCCTTAATTTGCGCCGCTTGAAGCGCCGCGTCATTCTTGGCTTTAACAGCATCCTGCTGCGCTTTGATGGCATCGGTCACATTCTTGTAGGTATCGTCGATGACCTTCTGACGCCTCTCGACGGCCTTGGAATAAACGGAGTAGGAAGCGTTGATGAGGTCAAGATCGTTTTTCATAAACGCATCCTTGGCCTTCGTGATGGCATCGAACATCTCCGAGTTGATTTGCGCGATGGACTGCAAGCCAGCGGAGACAGCGGCGGCGATGTTGCCTTGGTTGATTTGCATGGCGCCTTCCGCGATACCAGAACGGAACCCGGCGATGCCGACGGCGTTCTGATAGTTCTGATTCGCTACCTTCTGCTGCTCGATGAGCAATCCGTACTTCTGCGTCATCGCGTCAATCTGCGCCTGCTGGTTCGGCGTCAGCGCGTAGGTGCCGTTCTTGATGGCGTTGATGTCATTCAACGTCTGCGTATCCTGCGCGTCAGCGGCGTCTTGGTTGATTTTGGTGGCGGCATCACGCGCCGCTTGAGCGGCGGCGGCAGAGGCGTCTGTTCCGCCTGTCTCGCCCGTTCCTGTGCCACCCGTAGCCGTTCCAGTACCACCAGTAGTCCCGCCCGTGGTCGTACCACCAGTCGTAGTACCGCCTACCGTGGTTCCACCTGTCGCCGTCGTCGTTGGCGCGCCCGTGACTGTCGCACCTTCAGGTACTTTGAAAATACGCCCCGTAGCATCCTTGGCGAAACCTTTAGGAAGGTTAGGATCGTAGATGAGATTGCCTGTCTGCGTGGTCGGCCCGTACGCCGTGGAGTTGGGCGTCGCCGTGTTTTGTCCGGCGATGTTGGCCTGAATCTGCGCGGGAGTGAGCGCGGGACCAGCGTTGGTCATCACGTTCATCTTGTTGTTCACGTCCTGCTGCGCCGTGGTGGAAGTCGAAACGACAGGCGGTGTAGCAGGAGCAGGGACAACAGGGGCAAGAACAGGTGCAGGAGCGACAGGAACAGTAGGCACCTGTGTGACAGGCGCCGTCGTACCGACCACGGACGGTCCCATCGTCCCCGGCGCCATGCTACCAGTCGGGAGTCCAGTCAGGAGTGTTTCTTGGGAGACGGTGGCCATAGTTTAGACTTCAGCTTCCCAAAGGAAAGTGATTCCTCCGTTTGATGTTGAACTCCAAGTCAGCGTGATGAGCGTTGCATCTAAAGCAGCACTTGCATTAACGCCTGTACTGATCTGATAAATAATTTTATTCGTTCCATTCGTATAATTTGAAGCACCATTATTCGCTTCTGAAGCGAGATAGGCGTAAGTCGTCCCGTCAAAAATACCTTCTGAAGTATTTAACGTGGCTGCATTAGGCGCTCCAATTGCCTTAATGCGAATCCGTTTTGGAACAACGCCCAATCCATGTGCAATCGTCTGAGTCGTAGCACCATTTCCAAATGATGTACCGAAGGTCTTCTTGTGGAAATGAAGCGTGTTGATCGTCGATGAATCAGTCAAGTATTCGGCTTCAACACTCGTAATATCTGTCCCACCAAAAAATGTATTGGCTTCAGGAAGATTAGCGTATGTCGTGTACTGTGGCGCCGTCGCACCAGCGGTCAGGAAGTCTCCAGTAGTGCCTTTGGGAAGACGCGCGAGATCAGTACCATCGGAATACACGATGTCACCAGCGGTCGTGAGGCCAAGAAGGGAGTCGTCGATGAGGCTATTGGCTTTCGAGCGAATGACTTTGGAGGCGCCTGTTGTGGCTACATCATTCGTCCCGACGGCGATGGGATCAGTCGGTGAAGTCGGCGCGACATTCAGTTTCGTGATGCCTTTGACTGTCGTAGAGGCATCCTGCGCGCCACCGACGACGACACCGTTCACATAGGCCACCAAATCATTATAGAACGCGCCCGTATTAGAAATGACGAAACGCGTACCGCCGAAGTGCGAGCGCAAGAAGCCTGTCGTCTCCGTAAATGGCGGTTTGGCAAGAACGGACTTGATGCCCGTGATTGTCGAAGTGCCGTCAGCGTTCACAGTGATACCGGAGAACGTGATGGCCTCCTCATTGTTGGTGCCAGGCTCCATCGTCCCGAATCCCTTGAGGCCGATGTCGGCCATCGTCAGGACATTCCCGTAGATGTCGGTGAGCGCCGAGAGTTTTACGCTGGTCTCGCCGATCGAAACGCCAGACCCGTAAAGGGAAGTGGCTTTGTCCTGCGTCGGGAAGTTCGTTTGAGCCATATCTACTTCATCTTATCACTAATTTCAGATTTCGATGTCCGTAGGTTTCTCCGTCGTGACTGAGGCATCCGTCGAGAAGGTCACGATCTGCCAGCGCTGGTCGATGCCATCGGACCAGAACGACGGTTGCTCCTCGAAGTTCGGCGTGCGCGGGTACGTCAGATAGACCCTGAACTTCGGGATGTCAGGGATGCCCTCGAAGGTTGCGGTACTGCTGCCGAGAGGGTTGTTGCCGAGTTCGGACTTGCCGAGAGAGGCGTCATCGGGAATCTGGCCGACGATGACTTCATCCGTACCGAGGACATCGGGAAGCGTAGCCAGCGATCCGCCGTATTCGCGCCGGAGAGAGGAATGGAGCGTCGTGTTCGAGGAGATATACCCTTCGATGAACAGCTCATCGGCGCTCTTCCGCAGGTTCCGCGAGCGATGGGTGTCATACGCGAAGGTCGCGCGCGCCTCGTAGGAGTGGCCGTTGTCATTCCAACCGTCGAAGAGCTTGAAGGTCTCGCCGTCCGTGCTGGAGTGGCCGTACAATTCACCCTCGATGATGGAAAAGCAACCGACAGGGAGAATCTGCGGCGCTTCCCAGTAATAACGCGGCGAGGTGTCGTCCTGCGAGTCATCCTGCGTCATGTTGTAGACGATGACGGTACTGTTGCGCGGCGCGGAGATGAAAAGGTTCTTGCGGAAGAAAATCGCGTGACCGCCCGTGAAATCGTAAGCGTTCATGTCGTTCACGATAGGCGCGGAATGATCGACAAGCTGTGGGACGTTCAAAATGTTCTGATCTATGCCTAAGAAGTTCACGATGGGTTCAAAAGACACGAACGCCACCTTATTCTTGATTTTGCAGGTGAGTCCCTGCGACTGCGACGCCTGAAGGGGGCCGGTCTTGAGCGGAAAACGCGACAAGCTCTCTTTCGTCAGGTCAGCCGATAGCGTAAAGGCCGTCCGATACCAGTAGTCCTTGCCGACGGAGAAATAAACGTCGGAGTCCTGCGTGACGATGGCCGTAGGCACTCCCTTGAACGTGAGTTGAGCGCCTTCACCGATGATGCGCGGGGACGAATAAGAAAAATCCCTGAAGTTGTTGAACTTGGAAACGAAGACGCTGAAACTGTCGCGCGACGAGACGTAGATTTGATTGCTCTGCGAAGCGATGAGGGTGTTCTTGAAGCCCGCCGGGATGCCCGTCATCGAGGAGTTCGGGACAGTGACGACTTTCTGGACGACCACCGAACCGTTGGCTTCACCGACAGGGCTAGGCGTCACGCCCGTGAGAGTCCCCGTCGTGGCGCCACCCGTGTAGGCGTAGGTATTCCCGTTGATGAGGAGTTCGCGCGTGTATCCCGTACCCGTGAGGAAGCCAGAATCAGCCCATGTGCCGCCGCCCGTGAGAGTGATGGTGTTGGCTGTCGTTCCGCTGATGGTGCCGATACCCCCACCCCACGCGAAGATGTTGCTCGTGCCGTCCACGAAGAGCAGGATGGAAAGCTCTTCGGCGTTGTGCGCCGCGTTGTCATCCCAGAACTCCGCGAAGTTGACGACATCGCCCGTGAGAGTGATGAGATCGTTCCACGAGACGACGCCAGCGGAACTCACCGCGCGATATTGGAGCTTGTGATTGGTATAGCGCAGATGGCGCTCGAACGCCTGGTTGGTCGTCCAGTCATAGCTGGCCGTGACGGGATGGTTGTCCTTATTCGCCGGGCCGTCCAGCGTATACCCGCGCCGGTTGCCGACCGTGCCGTTGGTGCTGGTAAGGACGTTCTTGCTCCCGACGACCATGCACTTCGGATTGAGCGAAGTGATGTCCTCACGAGAACGGTAGCCAAGTTCAAAACCTGAAACCGCAGCGAACTCCGAGAGCTTCGCCTTCTGCTGTTGCTTTTGGAAATAGAGGCTCTTGCTCTTCGGCATGTCCTAGCGATACCAGATACGGCCTTGTAGCGATCGCTTGCGGGGCATCTGATAGTACGGCGTGATCGGCGGCGTCACTTCTGAACGGTGGGTCATCACATATCGCTGAAGATTCTCACGGTACGCATTTTCGTAGTGAGGCCCATCAGCGACGTTGGCATCAAGACCTTGGAGTTGTTGAGCCAACATCCAGAGAAAGCACGAGAGGAAGACTTCGTAAGAATCTACATCTAAATTTAGCAGGTCAGAATCCGCCGTCACCTTCTCCTTGAAGGCGCCGGTGATGCCGTCGCGGAACATGAATTTACTGTAATACTCCATCTCATAGATGCGACCGAGCTGCGCCGTCACCGAGTCCATGCGGACGCCGGCGATAGGCGCCGAGACCGTATAGGAGACGCGGAGATACTTGATATTGGTGATGTCCGGCGTACCGACCGCCGTAGCCGGCCAGTGGAACTCGGAGAGGTTCCAGCCGAGCTGATAGGCGTTCGTGGCGTGATCGGCGGTCGCGGTAGCCGTCCAGTAGTTCGTGGAGTTCGTCCCCCAGCGCAGTTCGACGGAGGTAAGCGCCGAGACGGGGAGGTAGACGAGGTTGAACAGGCTGCCGATGTCCTTGATGTTGGTAAGGTCAACGGTATCGAGCGTCGAAGTCTCGATGTATCCCGTGCCGGTGCCGACATCGAAACGGAAGGAAGAACTTCCTTCGTAGAAGTTCTGAGTATCAAGTAGGAGGTTCGTAGCCGTGCCGCCGAGCGTCCAGCCCGTCAGGACGGAAGCCGGCGTCAGGGTGATGGGCGACTGATAACCGGCGCTGATGCGGAGCGTCTTGATGCCGTTGCTCCAGCGGATCGTCGAGATGATGTCGGCGAAGGACGGGACGGAGTAGATGAACTCCTTCGAGTACGTCTGCTGGTATGACCCCATGCCGTAGATGCCAGGGTAGGCGCCTCCACTCGGGCGCGGGGACTGGGAGCGGATGTCCACGATGCGGTCGCCCTTGAGGTCGGAGGGGCAGGGATAGTCGTAGATGCCGGTGAAGAGCGGGCTGGTGATGGGGATGACGCGCTTAGTCTCGGCAGGATCGATGTCGGAGACCACGCGGCGCGCGGCGCGGTTCAGGAGACCGTACACGTTGCGGACCTTGTTTATCGTGGTGCCATGAAGAGCCGCTTCGGTGTCCGCTTTGATCTCGGTAATCGAGAGTGACATAGGCTCCAAAGATTATCCTTGCCTCCAAGCATGGAGGAGGCAAAGGAATCCTTCGAGGATTAGGAACCGATCACGACGAACCCGAACCAATCCGGGCAGTACGAGGTCTCCCGGAAATTTCCTTGGTAGAAGTACGTCCGGTTGGTGGACATCGACCAGTCGCGCAGCGCCGTCTGAACGCCCTGCCGCACGACGCGGATGATGGGGGTGTTCTGGGCGATGAGGAAGCAGTTCGTGTCCGAGCCACCCGCAGTCTCCGCACCGAGGTACGGCGAGGTGACAACGCGCAGGCCGTAGACGTTGCGGAAGACGTTCGTGGTGTTGAGAGACGAGTCCGACACGAGGACGGACTGAGTGATCTCAAGCGCCGTGTCCCAAAGAGCGAGCGGAACCACGAGCGTCGCGCCCGTCGCGCCCATCGGGATTCCGTTCATGTTCTTCATGCGGCGCATGAGGAGAAGAGCGGCCTTGAGGGAAGCGATCGAGAGCGGGCCGGGGACGATGTTCGACTGGACTCCGCCCTGCGTACCGATGAGCGGGTGCGAGGCGTAGCCGAGCGGGAACCCGTCTGCGGTGAGCGTGGTGGTCGTGGCGCCACGGAAGATGCCGAACGCGGCGATCTGCTGGGTGACGCGGGCCATCTGTCCGAATTGGCGGATGATGTTCTGCCAAGTGTCGCCCATCGCATCGTCCATGAGATTTTTGGAAATCTCGATGCCGTCTGCGAAGTCCTCCGGAATCACCGTGAAGGCGTTGCCGAGGACCGGGCTGGACTGCGGAATCTGTTCGACCTCGCCGATGCGCTTCCACAGGCCCGTGCCGACGGAAGTGATGCCGAGATAAGCGCCGTTGTCGATGGTGGTCGTGCGGAAGAGGCTCGCGTCATCGACCGAACCCATGACGTATGCGCCGTCACTCGTCGCGGCTTCAAAGGCGTTGAAGAACACCTTGTCGTACATCGTACGAGTGATGGCTAGGTTGTCTGCTTCAAGAATCATATGTTCAGGTTAGTTGAGAGGATCAACTTCCTGGCGGAACGAGAAGCGGACCAACCCAGGGTACTCGGAGATGTTCATGGGTTCGACGACGCACCCATTAGTCGCGCCATCAGTGGCAAGGATCGTGTAGACGCCGGCGGTCAGGTCGAGAAGCACTCGCTTACCGACGAGAGCGTTATATTTCGCCTGAGTGTCCCACGACGCCGGAACTTTCGGAGCGATAAGCCACGAAGAGGCCGGGTTGAGCGGGCAGACTTGGACGGAGCCGGCGGCGGTGGCGGTCTGCGTGGAATCCGAGCAAGCGATTCCAGGGCAGTAATCCGTCCCGACGACAGGGAAGTTCGTCGCTGCGGCGGTCACTGTCGTCGCGCCGGGGGCGCGGGAGACAGGCTCTCCGGAGAGGATGGCGGTCGCGGCAGCGGCGACGTTCGCCTTCTTGCTGCCAGGCCAACCGAAACCTGCTTCCGAATAGACTTGGATATTGCGTCGAGCCATAGTCAGTTTCGACGCAGAGGCGACAGATTCTTTACTTGGTCTTGGTGAAGCTTTCCTGCGCGGAGAAGTAATCCTTATTCCGCGCGCGGTTCTCGGCGATGGCGATTTCCGCATCGGTGAGTCCGCGCTTGCGGAGCGAGGCTTTGTCTTCTTCCGTCCAGTAAGCGTTCGGGTCTTTGGGTTTCGGATCGTTCACGGGCGCGGAACCGCTGCCACCGCCGGTCGCGGTCGCTGCCGGCGCTGCCTTGAGAAGCCTTTGAAGCTCGGCCTTCTCCTGACGCAGCCGTTCAAGTTCCTGACGCTCCGAACGCGCCTCATCCTCGGCCTTCCTTTCGAGAATCTTGTCCTCTACGAGATTGTTAAGGTGTTCATCAGCCGCGACGGGATCGGAGAGGTCTACGGGTTTGGCCGACTTCTTACCCTTCGCGCGAAGCAAGCCCTGCTTATAGTTCTCCTTCTCTTCTGCGGCCTTACGCGCTTCCTCGGTCTTGGCGGCTAGCTGGGCCTCCAATTCCTTGACGCGCGCCTCACTTGCTGCGGTGGCCCCAGCATCCGTAACCACCTGTTCGGCTGCGGGAGCGACAGCCTCGGTCTTAACTCCCTTGTTTGCGTCGTCCATAGTTTATTGAACCGGATTGGACTGCCTCCGGCGGGCGAATAAAACGGCCTCTCATTTCGAGAAGCCGCCTATTCACGGGTTCGCGCGCGAAGGTCCAGAAACACGCACGCCCCCGTGAAGAGGTGGCACCTCGAAAGGTGTCGGTTGGACCTTCGACACTAGATTTTCAGTTTTGCCAGTTCCTCGATCGTACCTTCCATCATGCCGAGGACGAAGTAAATGGCCTTCGCGTACCGGGCATGTTCCTCCACAGTGTAATCGACGATGCCGATTTTCACCGCGTCAGCCCGCAGGCTCTCTACCATCATAGACCATAACTTGCTTGCCTTGAAAGCCTCTGCGTCAGCGCGTAGCGCCTTCGCGAGCGGCGTCGGCGCTATCCCATCCGGCGTGAGGATGACCGTCTCGGCGCCTTGTTCGATGATCCTGATTTGTCGCTTCGGACTGTACAGCTCCTTGCGGTTCATGCCTCTACCGCGTTATCGAGGATGTCAGCGGCCTCTACGAAGCGCTCACGAAAGGACTCGCCCTTCGGCCCGACCCAGAAGTTCACCGAGGCGTCAAGGACGTTCACCAGGTCATCAAGTTCCTCGTCAGCGAGGGTCACTTCGATGGGCTGGTCCTTGTACTCGTCGAGCTTGGAGGTCTTGTCGATCTCGCGCACCTCGGCGTGCATCTTAGTCGTGTAGTCGGCGCCGGTCTCCTTCTTCTGCTCTTCAGGAATCCCGTCACCGAGTTCGTTGTACTTCTTCTGGTACGCATCCACGACGGCGTTCCTCTCCGCCGCGAGGCGCTGAAGTTCCTCATAGTGAGGATTGAGTCCCTTCTTCAGCTTCTTGAGGAGCTTGGACAGCTTGCGGTTGGCGGCGGAGGGCTTGAGTCCCGCGAAGACCTCGGCGGTCTGCTGGGGGGTGAGCATGTCTACGGCGGTCGTCAGGTCAGTGAGCAGGTACGCGGGCATCGTGAACCGTTTCATACGATTTCTTTCTTGGGTCTGCCAACTGGCTTTTTAGTTTCTGCTGTCGTGACGGTTTCGGGGACGCTCATGCTTTTGGCGCGCACAACTGCGAGTTGCCAGAGATGGTCATAATCCGATGATGTGTCGCCCGTGAAATGTTGAAGAGAGGCGAGCGTAATCTGCATCAGATCGGAAGTGGTGAAGCCGTCGCTCTGAACGGTGTGTTTGCCGTTACCTGCGACAACTTGGCGTTGGCCTGTGGGACGGATGGAGAGTTCGCGGGCGAGAGTAGTGCGAACTTCAGGTGGTAGGCTGAGCCACTGGCGCGGGAATACCTGGGACATTGGGAACGGATGCTAACGGATTAGGTTGGGCTTGTGATTGGGCTTGAGGCTTAGCGAAGTACAGGTCGGGGTCTTTGGCGGTACGCTCGTTGTCTTCCAACAAGAGTACCTTCGCGGCCATGTCGAGGTCCACGTTCGAGCCGGCGCCCTTCGCCTGGATGAGACGATCGAACGTCTGGAGGTTATACGCCATGCGGACCTGCTCGGACTTGGGAGCCAGGACATCATCGCTCAGCACCGACATGAACTTCAACTTGCGGAACGCGATGGGATCGATGCGCGTCACCTTCGTCCCCGTGTCCCACTCCTGCTGAAGCGTCTCGTAGGATTCCTTGAGCGCGTCCTTCGTCATCTTCTCGAACTTCAGCCTCTCGGCGTCGCCGTGCTTATGCTTCACGAGGAAGGAACGGTACGCCAGGCCGGAATCGCCGGTGATGTTCGACACGTCGGGGAGGGTGAAGTATTGCACGATGTCCCCACGGATGAGACGGGTGAGCTGCGCGCTGAGGTCGATGATGAGTTCCGCGAAGGGTCCGAGGGATTCGTTGCGGCGCTGTTCGGCCACCGAGAGTCCGTAGGCCGTCGAGTAGTTCAGCGCCTCCGGCGTGAGCTGGCCCATGTCCGTCGCTTGGTTCAGAGACTCCTCGGCCTTCGTGACGGCTGAAAAGCCGGAGTTCAGGTCGAAGGGCGGGGCGAGGGGCATCACTTTTGCGTCCTTGTCGGAGAAGCTGGTCATCGAGCCGGGGATCATCACGTCGCTCGATACCTTCTCCCTGCCGAAGTAGGCCATCGGAGGCCGCGAGTTCCAGATGGCGCCGTCGATGACGATGGGATAGAGCGAGTTGATGACGCGCGCATCGTAGCCGGCGATATGGACGAGGGAGGCGTAGTAGAAGCAGTTTTCCCTGAGAAGCTGGTAGCCGGATTTGACGAAGGGGTACAGGCCGTCCTCTCTCTGGTTCTCGCCATCCTTCATCACCACGCCGTTCAGCGTGACGTACATCTTTCCGTCGAGGTCGTAGCTCGTCAGCTCCTCATCGAGTTCCTTCTGGAGAGCGCTGTCGTAGACGTAATAGAAGTCCCCATTGGCGTCGGTCGAGAGACAGTGCATCCCTTTCCTGACGTACTCCCAGTTCTTGTTGCCTTTGTACTTCCGCTCGTAGTAAGCGTGACCGCGCACTTGGCGGAAGACGAGCCAGCCCTGCTTCTGGATGTCCGGCTCGAAGAAGTTCTCGATGTAGAGCTGATCGACGGGGACGTTCGTGAAGGTGTACTCGATGTCTTCGCCCTTGTGCTTGCACTCCAGGTGCATGATGCCGGCCGGGTTCACGAGGCACTGGGTCATCAGCATGAGCTTGTCGCGCCGAGACATGAACGTGTTGAAGAGCCAGTTGGCGAGGGTGTTCATCACCCGGCTCGCTTCCTGCTGCGGAACGGAACCCTGGCTTGCGGCCTCTTGCTTCAGGAGGCCGAGCCTGGAGATGGCGTGACCGGAGATGGAGATGACTTTGTTGCGCTCTACCAGTCTGAGAGCATTGGAGCGCCATGAGTCGATGCCATCGCCCGTGTGACCGTCGCCGGCCTGGTAGCCGTTGTAGGCGAGCGTGCAGGCCGTGTCCTTGTCGAGAACGCTCAGGTCATTGAACTCGACCCGGCCTTGGCGCGCGGTGGAGTAGCCTTGCTCCATCCGGTTCTTCATCACCTTCATCACGTCCTTCTCGCGATCGGTAGGCTCGTAGTCGGCTCTTTCCACCGGCTCGGTATTCTTCTCGCCGTCGAGGAAGAGTCCGATTTGCTTCAGGGAGTCGGTAATCATTGAGTTGGGGTTGAATGTCTCGACCAGCGGCCTGTGTATCTAATGTTACTACGGCTGGTCGATGGCGTTAAATCTTCCGGCTGTAGTGGCACAGCGAAAGAAAGGGCCAAGCTATCGAGTACGTCTGGCGAGCGATGGCCGCGCTTGATGAGTTCCTTCTTGCTGATGATGTGCTTCTTGTTCTTGCCGTCGCTCAGGAAACGCATGATCTTCGCTTGCTGTTTCCAAACAGGATCGTCTGAGAGAGCGCCGCCGGCGGCCAGCCATTCCTTCAACCTGAAATAGACACAGGCGCGATCGTTGAAATACTTATCATCGTCGAGCGCCATGCCCTCGGTAGATTCGCCTAAATTGACAGCCTTCACTTTGTAACCGAGAAGGGAGAGTTCCTGGAGCGCCTTGAAGCCAACGCCGAAGGAGTCGATGACGACGGATTCCGCCGGCACGTCATATTCGCGCATGGCCTGGAGGACGAGGGCGGCGATGGACTTGCCGGTGGACTTCTTCTCCCGCGCGAAGATGAAGGCTTGGAACTCGCTCCTGACGACGATGGCGGTCTCATCAGTCCCTTCGCCGCCGGGATCGACGCCGATGACATGCGGTGGCATCGGAGTGAACTGGCTCACGACCGGCTCAAAGTCAGGAAAGAGCGGAAGGAAATTCTGTTTGTCATATCCGTTGCCGAAAGGATCGATGGGGTTGCCGAGCATCTCGCGCTCGAAGTTCGCGTCGCCGATGTCGGGGTCACGCATCGAGCGTCTGATGGTCTCGATGCTGATGTGCTGTGGCTTCATCCTGAGTTCATCGTCGGTGAGGACGTGGCGCTCTGGCCAGGCGGGTGAGCCGTCGTCTTTCAGTATCCAGACCTGTCTCACTCTGAAGTAAGGGTCATCCTTGCTGCGCTCGATGAGGTTCTGGACGTTGCCAGTTTCTGAGAGGCGGTTGCCGAGATACAGGATGCGTCCGTTCTTCTGATCGATGCCACCCTTCAGCTCGGAGAGGTGTTCCCTGACTTCTTTGGTCGCGGCTTCACTCCTGATGGTCCCCAAGTTCTCGAAGTCATCCATGATGATGAAGTCCGGCCTGTGTTCCTTGTGTCTTCTGCCACGGATAGGACTCTGCGTGGTATGCGCCTCGCAGCGGATGTCGGAGGTGGTGAGGAAGTCCGTCACGCGCTTCTGCGTCTTCTCCTGCGTCTGCTTCGGCGCGTTGAAGAGTTCGCCGTAGTCGAAGCGGATGCGTGGATTGGTCTGGAGGTTCAGCACGACCTCGAAAAGAACGCGCTCGGAGTTCTCCCGCTCTTGGGCATCGCAGTTGATGTAGCGGAACCACTTCGAGCAGATGGCCTGGATGAGCAGGGACATCGAGAGGGAGGACTTAGCGCTTTCTCTGAACGTGAAGAGTCCCAGTTCGTGAATCTTGCCGGTGATGAGATCGCCGAAGTCCTCGGCCCACTCAAGATGGAAGTCGGCGAACGGACTCTTGAGGAAGGCGCTGTGGTAATAGGCGAAGAAAAGAAGGCTGGAGTATGGGTTGGCGAACACCGCCCTGCGTTCCGCCGGCGTCAATCTTTCAAGCTCTAGGAGTTGCTGGTGGGTCGGGCGTTGGATCACAGGTTCAGTGAAGAAAAAATCTCATGGAAGAGCGCGGAAGGGATGCGGCTCCTTTCTGCGGCTCCTTTCAATCCTTGCGTACCAGTCTTGGCGCCGCGCGGAGCTGGCTCATGGTCCGGGTTCCCGTTCTTGCACGGAGGCTTGGGTTTCCAGACATGCTCCGGCACGTTGGTCCAGATGTCCGTGGGCTTCGCCCTCTTGTCCCCGTACCGGCAGTACCAGACCGTGACACGCCGGAACGGTTCCATGAACGGCATCTTCCGCAGCACCCCGCGAGGGTTCTCGATGAACCACCAGCGAGGCTTGATGTCATGGATGAGCCTGATCGTCGTCTGCACGAGCTCGATGCCGAGGCGCGCCTTGTCGGTCTTGGGGACGTAAGCCCTGTGTCCTCCCATCCAGTTCGCGCCGATGGAGGCGACCGAGAACGCGGTGCATGGCGGCGAAGCCCAGAGGATGTCCACCCCGCCTCCTTTCCATGTGAAGTCTCTCACGTCCACGACCTCATCCGGCTCGAAGGCCGGTTCAAGTTCTACGGTGTAAGTCTCATGCCCGCGCTCCTGCGCCACCTTGGAGAACGATTTCGTGCCGGCGAAAAGTTCGAGCGTTTTCAGTTTCACAATAAGTAATCATCAAAGAGGCCGGAGTCACAAAGCATCGTGTAGAGGAAAGCCTCTTCGTCTATCTCATTGAGGAGGTACAGCGCCCAGAGCTGCCGGAGGGTCGGAGTCTGCGGCGAGTGTCCCTGATTCTTGTGATCGGTCTGCATTGTGGTGTTGTTGGATGACGACACCTTCGATCGGGGCGTGTTCCGGGAGCGCGAAAAGCCTGGCCAGTCGGGAGTGTTCCTCTGGGGGAAGTTTGGGTTCCGGTGGTCGTAGCTCGATCTGCGTGCGCTTGCCCCACTCTTGAGGCTCACGGCGTTCAAGAATATCTATCGCGAGTTCAGGAGACATCGGATCGTTCTCGTCGTTCGCGTTCTCCATGATGGCGTTCAGCCGTCTCTTCACTTCCACGAGGGGGAGCTTGGCGCGTATCGCCGCCTCTTGGATTGCGTGGGGGTCGATGGTGGAGATTGTCGCGAGAAGATCACTTAGACTTGATTGCTTCAGCCCAGCCTTGAACAAGGCGATGTCGTCAGAGAGTCCCTGTGACTTCGCTTGGAGGAAGAGGTTTATCTGCGTCTTGGAGAAGGATTGAAGCGCCGGAGCGTGGGTGATTGTCATGGGCGTGGGATTCAATCTCTATATCCAGTTTATCAGTTCTCTCCGTTTCCTGCTTCTCCTTCGCTTTGGTAATGAGGTCTACGAGGAACGGCGTCATGTGCATCCCGCGACGGATGGAGGTCTTCTTGACCCACTCGTGGAGGGCGTCGGGCATTTCGAGGTGGAATTTCATAGACCAAGTTCTTTCATCTTTTTATAGAGTTTAGGAGCTGCTTCGCCCTGTGATTCCTCGTCGTAAAGCCTCTCTAGAATCTCCCAATTCTCGATGACGGCCTTCCATTCTTTGGAGGAATCAGCCAGGAGTCCGACAGTTCCACCCACCCCCTTGGGAAGTTCCCGCATCAGCAACAAGCATCTACGGAAATCTGACGGATCGAGCGGGTGTGGATACGAACGTCCCAAGGCACATCTGCCAGTCAGGATTACCGAAGCGATTGCTTTTGATGATAGGCCAGTGTCGCCACCAACCAACCAATCTCCGATGATGCGTGAAGCAATATCACGCGTAGCTGAATCCATACTGTGGGTAAGATAGGTAGGTACTCCAATATGGTATCATGGGTAGGGAACGGAGAAGTGTGGAAAACTAAAATCCTCGGATGCTCATTCATGCCGTGGTCGTCTAACGGATAAGACGCCCGCCCGCTAAGTGGTTGATCTGGGTTCGATTCCCAGCCACGGCAAGAATGAATTTCTGAGGACAAGTACATCGTAGACTGAGTGGGTGGGGTGAGTCAACGGGGGAGGATGGGTACTTTTGAAGAGAATGGGTAATGGGATGTATGCGAGCTTAACTTTATTTCATTTTACCCCCCAACTTTTTGCCCCCCATACCCCCGACACAAACCCCCAACCTTAGCACAAAAACGCCCCGTTGTCAAGGCTTACGTTTGGGCAAAATCGTTCGGAGACCAGTTAGCTTATCACGTTTTCCCTTATTTGTCAAGTGTCGCGCAATATCAAAACAGGGCCGGAACCCTGTTTTTTCGCGCTATTCAGTCTTCACGCCCGTTCCTTCGCATTGATGGCAGATAACACACCCGTCGCCGTCTGAATTGTGCTGATTAATCAGGCATTTACGGTTCGGCTTCGTCTCCCCATCGTTACAATATGGGCATTTTACTTGCCCATCCTCGTTAAGCTCCTCCCCCTTCGACGGCTTCACGGTCACGGGCGCGCCTACCAGGTCACGCCGTAGCGTTTCCTTGCCTTTCCCTAACAGATCACGGCGTAAAAGCTCATTGACGTACCTTCCGACCGTCGTTAGCTCCTTCGCGGCGCGTTCCTCAAGCGCCGGCACGAGGGTCGGCTGAATGAAAACCATCTTTTTCTTGCCCATAATTGTAACCCCACAATTAGCACGGTATTAAAACGCTTTTGATACTGTATCGCAACGGTATTGATAAGTCAAAAGTGCCTTATTCACGCTAACATTAGCGGTTATTTTGATTTTGTGGTCTAAAAAAAAAATCTTGATAACGCATTCTGATCAATTTCATCCAGCCCATTATATATATTTATGCTAATATTACACTATATTACCCCCCTACTTATAAGAAAGTCAATAATGCGTTATCATCGTTATCAGTCTATCATGCTATCCTATACCCCTTGACAGCATACTATAACTATGCTAGTATGCCATCATAACCTAATAGCACATCATCGTCAAAATGGACGCGACCGACGAATGTACCTATTGCGGCAAGTCCGCATCGTCCCTTATCCGCGTCCTCGACTCCTATCATCCGATTTGCACCTCCTGCATCGACAAGGCTAACGAATATCGCAAGGCTTAACCCCTGACGCTAGACCCCTTCACGGGTCCGGCGCTAACGGTTAAACACAAAAACATGACCCCAGACATCTTCGGCCTCATCATCGTCCTCCCCGTCTTCCTCCTGGTCCTCGTGGGCGCTATCTTTAACGCCTTCACGCGCTAACCGATCCTATATGCTCATCATCCAAATCGCCCTTGGCATCCTCCTGGTCCCCGTCCTCCTCATCGGCTTGGGCCTCCTCTTCACGGTCGCCGGCCTCCTCTTCGATATCGTCACCTTCCCGATCAAGGCGCTTCTTAAAGTCATATTCGGTTCCCTCTAACCCTCCCCACGAAAACAAACCTTGAACATATGGAAAAAATCATCAACCCCGGCGCGGTCCTCATCGGTCAAAAACATGCCCAAGTGTATTGCCATATCCGTTTCAATGACGGAAGGCTCTCAATCACAGGCGTCGAAGGTCCATTACCTTCCGGCAACTGTCGCGGCGCATGCGGTCAAATCGTTATGCACCTCAAGCCCGCCGATCTTAGACTATCGAAGGACTGGACGCGCCCCATGCTCTCCCGGTTCCTCAAGGCATGGGACACTTATCACCTCAATGACATGCAGGCGGCTTGCGAACATCAGCGCGCGCTAGGCTGGACGTGGGCGACACACCCGGAAGCGCCGTGCCTGACGTGCGGTTACAAACTGGGGACTGAATGGAAGCGCATGGAAGTCCCTGCGGACGTTATCGCTTTCCTGTCATCGCTTCCCGACTCGAAGACTAAGCCGGCATGGTGCTGATATGTCTACCCCATCCCCTAAAGCCCGCCTCGACCTGTGCATGGCGCGGAGGCAGCGCTACCTTGCCCCCAAACTGGCGAACGATGGTGCGCTATACGATGACCATGCCGCCTATGCTGACGGCACGCTCGTGGGCATGAGACTGGCCTATGACATCCTCACGGGCGTTCCCTTCCAGTACACGGCGCGCTTCACTTGCCTTGACTGCAAGGCCAACGTGAACGCTTGCCATAACGCCGCGCCTTGTGTGGACGTTCCGCGCCTGGCGTACTTGCACGATTGACTATGGACTACACCTCCCTGACCCTTGCCTACTTCTTGGGGCATCCAGACTTGACCATCAAGAGGGCCGCCATGAGCTTGCTCAAGCGCATGATGACCTTGCAAGCGCCTAGCCTCTCCGATCTTGACGGCTGCGACGTTCACGGGTCCGACATGCTCCCGTGCCATCCCTGCGTCTTCCAGCATGACCATGCCGACGGGAAAGACTGCGGGACCGTCGATGACATCCCGCTCTGAGCCGTTCCTAGCCGTCCCCTGAGCCGTTCAGGGGCCGCATAGGGCCGACTATCACGGCTTAATAAACAAACATGACACAAAAAGAAGCACGCGCTGAACTTATGTATGCTTTCAAGCTCCTAGAGGACGCCTACGGGCGCCTCCCAATCCTTGACGATAATTCAGACGCGCTCGATGTTCTTAATCTTGACGCCTACGGCTATGAGACCGGCTATGATGCTATCCGCCGGACCTACGTTCAGCTGGCCAAGGTTCTGAAAGTCCGCGCCAAGTACGCTTAACCTTCCACGTCACGGCCCCTATGGGCCGGCTCGTGGGCCGTGAAGCCAGCATCATCCGTCGCGCCATCGTCTACCCCGTAGACCGCCGCCGACACGCCTATGCTATCCGCTAGGCGTGTTTTATTTTCGTTCCGGGCCTTCCACGGCGCCCTTGGTGAAGCCGGAACCGATCACGGGTCATGCGGGACCGTGACGCGCCACAAGGCATCCTGGCGCCTCATGCCTACAGACCATCAGCACCCCCACGCCCAAGGGACGCGCGCAATCCAAAATCCTGGCAGGGGTCTGGAAATCGGGAGATTTCAACCGAATCGTAGATTTTCAAAACTCTTTTCCAAAATCTCCTTCCACTCTCAGTTCAAAGTTGAAAACCGCCAGGCTTTGATTCTGAAAAAATCGTTTTCAAGGAAATCGCAAAGCCCTCCCTGCCGTTTTGTGCGTGCCAGGAGAGCTATGCCCATGCTCGCGCGGGACTGGAAGGTAAATGTAGTGTGGCATCCCTTCGTCCCATCCCCAGTCTACCACACCCACCCCTAGCACACTTGACAAGGATAGGATACTATGTTAGTCTATGATCACAAATAACACTATGACTGAACTCATCCTCAAGACCATCAAAGAAAACCCCATGTCCTCACTCGGTACGCTCTCGCAGGCTACTGGTCTTTCGCGCACGGCAGTAAACTATCATCTTAACAAATTGCAGCGGGATCAGCGAATCAAGCGCGTGATTCCCGTCGCGCGCTGGGAAATCCTTGATGACGCGCCGAAAGAATAAATCTATGACCACCACGAAAACAAAGACCCAAAGCAAAATCAGCATCGAGACCGTCGAGGCCGAGTACGCCTCCATCCTCGAACAAGAGAAGGCTCTTGCCGCGCGCAAGGAGGAACTCAAGTCCATCGTTCACAAGCAACTCGACCGTTCCTCCGAGGATCACTGGGGTCGCTTCCGCTTGTCCACGCGCCGGTCTTATCACTGGGAGGTCGCCGTCCTCAAGACCATCTTCGGCAAGGAGTGGAGCGCGTACGTCGTCGCTGATGACAAGATGCTCCGCGTCAAGGCCGAGTCCATGCCCGTCCTCCTCAGCAACGCCGCCGTCACGGAAGTGCAGGCGCTCGTCTTCTCAAAATAAAACCACCTATGGCAAAAGCCAAACGCGAGTACAAGCGCAAGATGTTCCATGTAACTTTGGCGTTCTGGACCAACGGCATCCACCCGAAGATTCAGGAGTGGGCCGAGAAGGACGGCAAGAAGGTGGCGTGGGATTCCGGCGTCATCTACATCAAGAGCGGTGCCGACCACAAGCGCATCGCTCCCATGCACTTCCACAAGTTCAGCGAACTGATCGGCGTCATCGACGATGCCGTGGAGAAGTCCGGCGTCATCCTCATCGACTCACAGGACTGACCTATGGACGGCAAGCTCGAAACCCGTAAGATAGCCCGCCAGCTCCTGTCTCTGGGCTGGCGGGTCACGAAGAAACGGAAGCACTACCAAGCCATCCCTCCTGACCCATCCAAGCCCCTCGTCCATTTCGGTGACTCCATCTCGGACTACCGCGCGGTGGAGAACATCAAGAGCCGTCTAAGAAAAAGCGGGATAGACCTCAAAAAGATAAACCAGCTATGAAACCGTTCCTCGAAGTGATGATGGAGGTGAAAAATGCCGAACCCGAAGATTTGAAGCGAGAGTACCGAGAGGAACTGAAGAAGACCGGGCGCACCTTCAAGATCACGATCGAGGGCGACGGCATCGAGACCGTGAGCCTCAGCGGTATCCCCGCCCTCATGATCTTCACGGCGCCTGATGGAACCCTGAAGGGCGGCGGCACCACCAGCCTCATCGGTTCACGGGAACTGTTGCTGGCTTTGGGTTGCATCATCCCTGAACTGATTGACTCGCGCATGGGCGAGGGGACGTGGAAGTTCATCGAGGAAATCCGGCGCGCTAAAGACTTGGCTGAGGTGCTTTGAATATGCTTTTGGATGGACTCATTGAACAAGTGAAAACAGTACGCGCCGCCCTGCTGGAACGCGAACCCTATGACGAAGATGTGGTAGACCGCGCTGACGCTTTGCTTCTCAGGCTCCTTGAGCTTCGTGGAGAGTGATATGGAAGCCAAGAAATGCAACCGCTGCAAAGGATTTTACGAAGTAGCCTTCGGGGGCTACTTGACAATCCTTGAAATAGACAAGGCGAAAGTAATGAGTGCTGAGAAACCCCGTCTCGACTTGTGCGAACCGTGTCTGATCTCTTGGAGAAACTGGTTGGCTGAAGGTGAAAAGAAAGAAGAAAAAAGTGAGCTTAAGGTGGAGGAACCACCGAAAGTAAAGACGCCTTCAAAAGAACTCAGCCGCGACGCACGATCCGCTGGCTTGATGCTTTCCTGAAACTGACTATGCTCTTCACCATCCTCTTCGCCCTCGGCGTCATCTTCATCTTCTGCTTCCTCGCACCGATGGCGGTCGGAGCCGTGTTCAACTTCATCCTGTTCCTTATCGTCTCCTTCATCCGCCTTGGACACGCCGTGGCGGAGGCGTGGAGAAGGAATGGGGAAAGTTGATATGCGGTGTCTCCATCCGAACTATATCATCATCTATGCTGATCTTTACTGCTGCGTGAACTGCGGTAAGAAGTGGAAAGAGAAACTATGACCCTCCCCGACGCCATCGTTTGGTCCGCCCTTATCGTCACCCTCGGCCCGCTCCTCATTGGGTTTACCGTCTTCCTCTTCATCGCCACGATCGTCGCGCTGGTCTCGGTGTGGGAGTGGGTCAGTGAGATGTTCAGGAGGAAGAGAAACTAATATGGAAAAAATCTCAATCAAACACGCGGGAGAGTTGAACTTCAAACCTGATGGTATTGAAGTTGAAGCGCGGAGTTACGCGGATGTTTCCGATGGCTACCATACCATCGAGGAACTGTACGACCACCGCATCACGCTCTACATCGCCCTCGCCCGCCTCATCCGTAGACACCCTGAAGTCCTCGGTACAGAAAAATGGTTCGATTCCTGCGTCTGGCGATCTAAACTTCACCATGACGGAACAGGCTATGACGGCTGGTTCATGCTTGGCATCGGCAGGTCGTTGGGGAGACAGATTACTTACCACATTCCGCTCTCGCGTTGGGCCGAAACCGACTTCGCAGAAACCTTTGATAAGGCACCATTTCCTTTTGACGGCCACACCTCAGACGATGTGTTGGAACGGCTAAAGAAGCTATGACCCCCCTCGCCGACCTCCTAGCCCTGCTCCAGTCGCTCCCTGACACTAAAGGGACGGTCTGCTTCGATGTGGACCCCTTCATGCCAGGCTTCATGCTCAGCGAGCAGGATCACGGGTATCTGGCCCGTTGCACCGTCGGAGGGAGATTGTTCTTCGGTCGCGCGCTGAACCTCGAAGAAGCCGTCCAAATTCTTACTGATAAAATAAAGAAAAAGTATGCCAAACCCTGACTGCCCAATCTGCGGTGGTCCGACAGTCGCCACGTTGGTAGGAGATGAGCCGGTGCCACGCTGTTCCGACTGCAAAGCATTTATCTACGAATAAACCTATGAACGCCACCTCAACCCCCACCCTCGGCAACGAAGAAGGCGCACCCGTCGAGAGCCACGTCATCGTGACCAACCCCACCCGTGGAGTCGCTGACAGCACGACGCTGTGGGTGGTGGGCATCATCGCAGTCACGATCGTTCTCGTCGTCCTCTTCGCTACGAGGAAGGACGGTCGCTCAAATGGGGAATAACATGCCCATGAGGATTGCGGCAGCACTAGCCATGACCCTCGGCATGGTCATGACGCTCATTCGGCCAGTGTTCGACACCACAACCTTTGCCATCTTCAGCTTCGGTCTGTGGTACTTCCTGACGCTGAAGGACTGAACCTGCCATATGAAACAAGATTGGTCCGATATCTACATCATCATTGGAGACCGTATCCGATTGTTGAGAATGGAACGTGATTGGTCATTAGAAGACCTCGCAAGAGAATGTGGCCTAGGTGTATCAAGACAAACCATAGCAAATATGGAAAATGGCAAGCAAAATATGGACATCCATCAACTATGGTGTCTTGCCTCAACATTCGGGGTTCAACCTTCAGCGCTTCTCGACATTGAAGATTCTAAGTCAGTCATCGAAATGAAAAAGGCTATATTTGAGAACAGGGTCAAAGAGTTGAAAAGAGAGTTGGGCCTTTAAATCTGACCTATGCCACGAGATTTTTCCATGATGAGCGACATCGACCTCATTATGATGCGAAACGATGTGAAGAAGCATTACGATCCACAGATCGATGCTGACTTCTTGAAAGACCTAGATGATGAATTGCAGTTACGGGAGAAACGCTTAACGTCCTGAAACTGCCAAGGGAGTCGTTCCCGGTCGGCTCCACGCGGGACTAACGGGTATCAACGTGATACTGGCCGAAAGGCTACCCGCGTGTGGCTGTCCGGGGCTGATTGCCTCAGTCGTGGGAGTCCGTGAAGGCTGGTGATAATTATGGTCAATCATAATGAATAGCGCTGGGTTCGATTCCCAGTTCGGGGGACTACTCTATTGAACAGATAACTCCCCCGAAGGCATGGGTCGCTTGGCTCACCAGCCCCCACGGGCTTCCAAAGCCCACCGTCGTGCTGTGCTGGCCGTAAGGTCAGAGCCGTATCCCCCGGAGGGGTGCGTTCTGGACCACAATCACGACAAGCGACTCATCTTGCCCGCCGGATTGACGGGGAAGATCGTCGCCTCGACCCTCTCAACTGTCCGTGGTCATCAACGCATTTGTTTAGACGTGCCTGATGATTGGGAGCTTGCAATTCCTGTCAGTTGTGAGGGTCTAGGCGGCGTCCCTGTTCCTGTGGTCAGCCTATTCGGTAGGCTGGGTGTCCTTCTACGAAGAAGGCATCCCGAGAGGCCGACAGGAGCAGGGCGTCGCAACCTCAGCACAGCCATCGTTCCTCTGTGGTGACACAGGGGAGTCGGTGGAGGAGGGTGAGTAGGTAAGCCAACTCCTTTCTGTGGTCTAGACGCAGAGAGGTCTCACCCTCCGCCATCGGCAAACTCAATTCAAAAAGACATGGGAAAAATGAAAGACGCGGCCAGCCTCGACAGCGACCTGTGCGAGAAGTGCGGCAAGCAGTACCTCATGGTCGAGTACGCCTACGACAACCCCTGCTTCTACGACGGCATCAGCGAGCTGTGGTGTGAGCCTTGTGGTATCCGCATCGGTCGCTGGACCGGGCGGGTGCTGGGGAAGGGCGACTGCGAGCCTCGGTACGGTGGGACACACCACCCTAAATGCCCTCAAGCAAAGCCATGACCACCACCTGCCTTAGTTGCTCCAAGGAGAAGTGCGACCGAACTGGGCCTCTGACCATCGAAACCGAGGCTGACATGCACCACCTGGACTACTTCTGCCACGGTCACGGCGAACCCATCGAGAAGGTGATGCAGGAGTTCGATTGGATGCTACTGACTAAAGAGATGAGAACCTCCATCCGCACCGCCCTCCGCACCCAGAGGATCGCCGGAGCGGAGGCTGTGGCTTCTTCCATTGAGGAACAGCATAGACTCTGCCTGAAAGAAGTGGCGTCCATGACTGATACTGATAAGAACCATTACCTCGGTACAGGCAGAAGGGATGAGGCATACAAGATGCTCACTGCCGCCCGTCGCGCTCTCGACGACGTGAAGGCTGGAAGGGTATGAAGAAGTGCAACGGCAGGAAAAAGCACCGCTGGACGAAGGAGGTCAATCTTAACTTCCTTGTCTGCTGGTTCTGCAATCAGACGAAATCGGTCCCTGACCCCAAACCCTGACCTATGAAAGACCTGTTGGAGCTATTGAAGAAGGGTCGCTTACCGCTCTTCTCTGACACTCATCGGAAAGGGATAACAAGGTTGAACATCGCTGGCTTCTGTCCGATTCACCGTGAATACGTCAGGGGCGTAGAGTTTGTAGAAGACGCGAACATGACGGAGGTTGCACGGGCCGCGAACGCTGAACATCGGAGAGGCTGTCCTGTCTGTGGAAGTAAACCCTGACCTATGCTCACAGCCGAAGACATCGACAAGGAGTACCAAGACTCGCAGAGATTTCTCGGCGGGGGTATCGAGTACGCCATCCAGTCCCTCGCGCTCGAAATCATTTCCTTAAAGACCCGCCTCGATAAGCTGGAATATGAAGCAACACGGGAAGAGCTTGACTGACGACAACCGACTCGAAGGCGAGGTCATCGAAGCTCTCAAGACCATGAAGACCCCTGACGGCAGGTGGTCCGAACAGATGAAAGACCTCGCGGAACTGATGGACCGTCACGCCCGTCACTGGAAAGGCTACGCCACGGGGACGACGAGAGAGGAAATCATCCTCGCTGACTTCGTGGCTTACATCGCCCGCGCCGTAGATGATGCCAAGAGGGAGCAGTGGTTGAAGGACAAGGAACTGCTAGAGGCTTTCAACGCCACGAACCCAGATTTATGACCCTGCCCTACCAAGAGACGAGTTGCGGGTATCCCTGCGATGAGAGGTGCAGGCACCCCAACGTCATCACCGCTACGGCCTACACCAGCGACCTGCGCTATTCCGAACTCTACCTCGCCCTGCGATCAAAACTGTTTACCGAAATCTTCTGCACGAACCTATGGCGAAACTGAAATCGGGCTGGAACTATCGCATCATGCGCCACGAAGACCCTCTGCCTGAACACATGGTCAAGGCGTTGAAGAAGAAAACGAACGTCTGGTATGGCCTCCATGAGGTCCACTACAGGAACGGCAAGCCTCACGGGTGGACGGAGGATTCCATGGTTGGAGCTTTCGAGAGCAAGGAAGACCTCATCCAAGCGTTGGCTATGATGATGTCTGACGTGATAAAGCACGCTGAGGTGCTGCAGTTCGAGGTTACGAACCTAGAGAAATCAAAATGAGATGGCAAGCCAAACAAAAAGTACCCAAGCCGCAGTACCAAGTCGGTAAGATTAGCGAGTACACGCAGTACAACGGCTTCGACTACGCCTTGTGTTCCAGGAAGCACGTCTTCACTCTCGATGAGGAGGCCATCTTGGTCAGCAACGACGCCGAAATCACCGAGGTCTTGTGCCCTCTCGACCGGACGAAGCTCCTTTACATGGACAAGAAGTACGCCGATAAGGAATACGACCTCACGCCTCTGGAAGACTCCATGCTCCCTGCCGATGAGCAGGACAGATCGTTCGCCGCAACAGCTGTGAAAGGATTGGTGTTTCTAATTCTCTGTTTCCTCATTGGAGTCCTCGTCAGTATCATCATAGCGTTGTGGAAAACCTTATGACGCTGGACGACCTCAAAGCAGAACTAACCTCCTCCCTCTATCTGCGCGGTGAACCTCACGGCCCCGTTGAGTTCGCAGAACGCGAGATGGTCATCTCAGACGCTCTCGCCACCGTCTATAAACTCGGTCAGCAGGACGCGCTGGGGAAGCTCAGGGAGAGGTTCGAGGCATGGGAAGTCTGGGAAACCCCAGAGACCGTCTCGCTGAAGTACCGAGAATCCCTGAAGAACGACCCCGGACTCAACGCTGGCAAAGCCATGAATTGGCTCACGCGGAAAGCTCTCCAAGCCATCGACGACCTCCTTGCTTCACTGAGCGATAAATGAAACCTATGACCAAGAAGATTGAACAAGTCAGCTTTCCCGCCTTCGGTAAAGAACTTACGAACAAGCTCAACGAGATAATCGAGGCGGTGAACTCGCTGGCAGAGAAGTATGGAGACACCTTGGATTCGAGGATGGAGCAGGACCAAAAATACTGGCACATCACAGATTCCGGAATCGCAGATGCAACCTGGTATTCAGACTCATTTGACAAAAAACGGTGGGCTTTCGGTAACGTCTTCACTTCCAAAGAAGCTGCCGAGGAAGCCGCGAAGCGCGTTAAGGAACTCTTGAAATCACTCCAATGACTGCCTTGTCCACGAACTTGCGCGCCATCCTGGAGCTTCTGACGGGCGTACGCGAAGAGCTACCCAAGGACACCACGAACAGCCTCTACGGTGACCTCTCAGAAGCGATCGGGATGGTCACCATCCTCGCTGTCGAGTCTGAGGTGGATGAGGATGGTGAGGACAAGGTGACAGCGGCTGCGAAGGAGGAACAGCGACGCGGGGCGGTGTGGCTGGAACAGGAGAGGATGAAGAAGGAGGCGATCAAGAAGCTGGGACCGCAGGTCGCACTGACTGAACCGAAGGTATGAAACAAAGCCACCAAGACGCCCTTTGGATGTTGATCGGGGCAGCGTCCCTCCTCGCCTTCCTGAAGTTCGCACCGCCTGCCTTCAGGTGGACGGCCCTGAAGGTGACGGAGGTGCTGGCGAGGGAAATCCATCGGACATGAATCCGTTGTTTGTCCTCTTGCTCTTCATCCTCATCGGGTTCGCTTCCATCGAGGGCGACCAAGAAAGGGGGCTGATGCTCATTCAAACTCTCACGGTCATCGGCTTAGCTTATTGCGTGTGGTATTACAACCTTTCACTTCCCTGATATGGACGACGCCGCATCCAAAGCCTTCATAGACATCGTGGAGCTTCTTCAAGACATCCGGCTCGAACTCAAGGAACTGCGGAGGCTCGTCTACGACATCAAGCAGAAGAAATGAACCTCGACGCCTTCTTCGGGGCGCATAAGTGCCTCTGCGAGACGCGCCGGGAGCCGGAGCCGATGACTAAGGTGAGCGTGGTCTATGGGTATCTCGTAGGACTCCTGCTCGTGGGGATCACCCTGTGGTTGGGTTATGAAATGGAGGTCGGCTGGTGGTACTACCATGAGAAAGGACTGAACATGATGACCGCCTGTCTCCAAGCCACGCACGACTTTTCTACCTGCTATGTCAGTTTCATCGAGTGACACACCAAACAAGAAGAGTAAAGCCAAGGAACTCCGCAGGATGCGGAAGCTCGTGAAAAGTTTGAAGGCGTCGCTGGATGAGTTGCTGGCGGCGTGGGAGAATGGGAAATAACCTCAATCTATGAGCGTCCCGCAAAACACCATCGTCCAGCCTTTCTACGATAACTTCACGGACATCATCGAGGAGACCTCGAAAGCGGAGAACTCAGGGCATGGGTGGCTGCACACCACGTCTGGAGCTTTTTTCAATGTCAGCAAAGGTTTCCTGCGGACAGCGGGCCAGCTTTCCCCCGGACACCCTTGGCAGGTGAAGTACGCCGACAACATCGACACAGAGGGAGGAGTCTGGCCATCTAACATCGCTAGGATTCTCACCCGCCAGGCGACGTTCCAAGATGTCACATTCTCCGCTCGCTTCAAGATCACCAGGCTTTCCCTCTCTGAGTCTCCTAATCGCACGCCGGACAAGGGCATAAGCCTTTTCACCCACTATCAGACGGAGAACGACCTGTACGTCGCTGGTGTCCGTCACGACGGGCAAGCGTTCATCAAGCGCAAGCTGGGATCGGTATACACCACGCTCGGCATTATCCCTTGGTACGCCGGAACTTGGAACAAGACAACGCATCCTTCCCTCCTCCCTCAGAACACCGAGTTCTCTTTGAAGGTCCAAATCAAGTCACTGAACGGCGTCAGTAGCATCACGCTTTGGATCACCGACCCTGGTACGATGACCTACCGCCAAGCCCTCACGGTCAGTGATAATTCGCCTTCATTAGCGGTTCCTGGTAGGCTCGGCATCCGAGGGGATTTCTGCGTGTTCGATGTCAGTGAACTAAGCCTAGTCTAGTATGCAGGTGAGACCTGAAACGATGATCGGGAAGACCTACGGTCGTCTCATTGTTCTTGCGGTGATAAGGAAAAAACGCAAAAAATGGCGTGGAACCACCGCCTATGTTTTTTGTCGCTGTACTTGTGGAAATGATACTAGGGTTTTAGCAACCAGTGTTAACAGAGGAAATACGAAAAGTTGCGGATGTCTTAAAAAAGAAGTCAGCGGTTACTCCAATAAAAGGCATGGCCTTTCACGCACTCCTTTTCACAATATCTGGCTCGGCATGAGGCAGAGATGTTCAGATAAAAATGCGATCAACTGGGCTAGATACGGTGGTCGAGGTATTCGTGTTTGTAAAGAATGGGAATCTTTCGAGCAATTCCTTGCTGATATGGGACCGACGTATCAGCCAGGTTTGACGATCGAGCGCATCGACAACAACGGGAATTACGAACCATCAAATTGCCGCTGGGCGACCATTGAGGAACAGGCACGAAACAAAAGAAATAATGTGAAATATGAAAATGAAATCGCCTCAGATGCAAGTAAGCGACTTGGACTAAGCACACCTACGGTCGCATCTCGAATAAGACTAGGGTGGACACCAGAACGGGCTTTTTCTGCTGAGAAACGGCCCATGTATCGGAATAACCGTTCAGGTTTTAAGGGAGTCTATTTGCATTGTCGCCCTGGTCAATCTGTCAGATACCGAGCAGAAGTAAGACGCGCAGGAAAACTGATACGTCTTGGTACTTTTTCTACAGCCAAATATGCTTCGATCGCTGTGGAGATATTTGCTCGTCATCACCCAATCACCTGAAAGGAGCCACCCGTGTCCCTCATCCGCACCGTCCTGACCGACACCGCCTGGTCGATTGCCTTTGCCTCCTCGCTCTTTGTCATGCGCATCGGAATCGTCGTGCAATTCACCCGTTGGTGGATGGCCTCTGCTTGACGGAGGCATTTTATTTTGGGAAACTGTAGTTGTAATCCATAATGATATCCATATGGATCAGGCTCATAAGACTGCCGGCGCGGGTGGCGAGAAGAAGAAATTCAAGGTCGTACAGGCGTACGAAGGCCATGAGGTCGGTCAGACCGTTGAACTGACTGATGAGGAGGCGAAGACCCTGCTGGAGCAGGGCAAGATCGAGGCCGTCTCCTGATATGGAAGCCAAAAAGCCCAAACCGCAACCGCCGAAGCCGACGCCGCCGCAACCGGAGGCGTAAAAGAAAAGCCGTCCTTAGCTGCACGCGGGACGGCTTTTTTTGTTATTCGCTCATCGGCCTTCCGAAAAGAGGATGCGCTCGAATCTTCTCCTTGAATTTCTCCGCGTCCAAGTGGGGATGGATGCCGCAGCCGGCCGTACACACGCGCAGGGAATTGACGTAGATTTCACCGAGGTACAGATCAATCTTCTCGACCGCCGGGCGTTCCTCGCAGATTTCGCAAAGTCTGTTTCTCATTGGTTCTGCATTACGAGTTCAAATGGGTCATGCTCTTTCTCTTCCACCACCTTCCGGCGCTTCACCATGACGCCACGGCACATGATCTTCGTGATTGGATGCCGGAGCATCCGACCCTTCCCCACGCGGTCGGACATCTCACGGCTCACGCGGTTCAGGCTCATCTGCTTGCGACCGGATTCGCGCGCCCATGTGCAGAACTCAGTGTAGAAGTCTGCGAAGGGCATGGGGAAGTCCGAAGGCTCGTAGAACTCGTTATAGAACTCCGACAGGCTGGAGGAAGCGTCCTCGAACTGATTTAGGGCTTCAATAGATTGAAGAGGCATTGTGAAGCGCAAATTATTCTTTTGAAGACGCCTCAACCCCTCCATCGCCCAGGCGACGACACAAGGGAGTTCGTTCTTGATGATTTTGGCTTTGAGCGTGTAATCTCTCTCATCTTGAGAAAAGGAGCGAAAGAAAGAAATGGGTATAATCCTTTCTTTCAAAGCATAGTCAAAATTGTCGAAGATGGGGACACCGTTCAGACAGAAGACAAACTTGGCTCTGGGCTTGAAGCTGAAGCTATTCTCGAACTTCCTTTGGGATTGGATGGTATCGACAGCGATTAGTTTTTTCAGGAGCGTGGAGGTCGCTTCACGGTGACTGTTATTTTCGTCTGCGATGTTCAGACGCTTACCCACGAGTGCAGAGACGGCAAATTTGTCGCTCGTAAGGTCTTCGAGACTCATGTTCGAGACTCGTTCTTTTCCAAGAATCGCTTGTAAGATTCCCGACAAGACACCCTTTCCGTTCCTGCCCTTTCCAGTCAAAAAGAACGCCACGGCTCTCTCAGACGAGGAAAGGAGACAGTAACCGAACATCTCACTCAACAACATCTCCATTTCGGGAAGCGGTTTCATCTCATCGTCGACGCAAATCGAATCTAGGAACTTTCTGAATAAGGGGCCATCACTCGGCTTGGGGAGATTGTTGTAGTTTGCTTGAACTTTCACCGTGGCAAATCGATCAGGCGAGTGCGGATGAAAAGTATCGTCATCAGGGAGCCATGAGCCGTCGAGAAAGGCGACATACCCATCATCAAGTACATCGTGGCGATCAACGTCAAAGGCGAGTTGTTCCGTGATGTCTCGGATTTTACTGAGAGTGAGTTGTGCGTTGCCCTCGATCTTGAGGCAGTATTCCCGAACCTTCATCTTCAACTCCTCCTTATTCACGGCAGTCCATACGCCTTCGCTATATTCCCAGAACGAGTTAGTCCCAACCTCGAAAGCGAGAAGCGTCTGTGTCTTCCCCGGCTCTGGAAATCTCAAAGTCTGGGCGAACTGCTTGCTGAGATTTGCATAGGAGATGGACATGCAATCTTCATAGCTTATTAAGCCGAGCGAACTTCCCGTGAATTTTTTTCACTGCTCGATTGTATGCAAGTGCAGCGTCCTTTTCCTTACGGAAGTATCCAAGATGCCATTGTTTTCCATCACGCCGAGTCCAAGCTCGCCAACATCCATCACGCTTAAACCAAGAAACGCCCGAGAAGTTAGATGTGCTTTTCTGATTATTCTTACGTCCAGTATTTGTACGCGATAGCTTTATCCGTTCCTCGGATGTCCATGTTCGACGGAGGTGCTTGATATAAGCTCTTTTTTGCTTATCGGAAAGTGTCTGCCAAAAGGCGATGTGGGATACGCTCAACTTCTTTCTATGATCCTCTAATAAAGGGCGACCCTTGAGTTTGAGCGAGGTCTTGAGTGCTGCCTGCCTTCTAATTTCTGGTGATCTTCTCTTCAATGCCTCGACAATTTTCCTTACGGAAGCGGGTTTATGTTTGAAACCTTTTTGTCTGCCATCACCACCGGGTGTCTCGTTAGTCAGACTGCATCCATCTTTCTTAAGATTAGCTATCCAAAAACGTTCCTTTTCCTGCCATTCAGAAAGTTTTACCTCTTCTAAGACAACCCATTTTGGGGTAAGACCCAGTTTGGAAAGCAAAGCCAGCCAGCGTGACTTATGACTATCGGTTCGGTCATACCTTAAATGTTGGCGAAAACGCCATGAAGGATTAGTCGTTTTGCCGACATATCTGATTGCATCCGTACGGGGATCAACCAAGGCATAAATGAAACATTTCGTTGTCATATCACACAAAATCCCACCGACTGTCTGCGACCCATTGTGATGGAACAGACAGCAAGCAGGATTTTATTCACAATGGGTCTTAGATGAAAGCATAACTCTACCACTATCCTCCTTCTTGGAAAGGGGAGTCAACAGCAAAAAATCACCGACTTGCTCACACTCTTTCCACAGTTTTGTGGACAACTTCCCGTTTGACTCCCCCAAACGGACTGGTAAACTACGTCCATTCGATAATTCCTTTGCGCCAGTCGTTAGCGTCACAAGCCACTCGCAAGGGGGCGTGTGACGTGAACAACTGGAACGTACTATGTCAGCCTTTCAAAAGGCCCAGCGTTACAAATCGCGCCTTCGCCTCGGCCTCACCAGCCCGGCAGGAGGTGGCAAGACTCACTCCGCACTTCTCATCGCATCAGGACTCGGAGGAAAAATTGCACTCATCGACACTGAGAACTCTTCAGCTTCAAAAGAGTGCGGTAAACAAGATATTCCTCCTTTCGATGTGCTAGTGCTGGAAGCACCGTTCGCTCCGGACAAGTACATCGCGGCCATCAAGGAAGCCGAAAAGGAAGGTTACGACATCATCATCATCGATTCCCTCTCTCCCGCATGGGCAGGATCGGGTGGCCTCCTTGAACGCGCTGACACTCTCACCAAAGCCTCCTCGTCCAAAAATTCTTACATGGCTTGGCGCGACGTGACGCCACTTCATAATCGACTCATCGACAGCATCCTTCAGAGCAAGTGTCACGTTATCGTGACTATGCGCTCGAAAGTCGAATATATCGTCGAGCAGAACGACAAAGGAAAGTCTACTCCTCGCAAGATTGGCCTTGCGCCTATCCAGCGCGAAGGGACCGATTATGAACTGGACATCGTTCTCGACCTCGATCAGAAGTCCCACACTGCAACGGCCTCCAAGGACCGCACCTCGCTCTTCGACGGCGAACCTTTCCGTCCTTCCAAAGAGACCGGCGAGCGCATCAAAGAATGGCTTGGGACGGGGGAGGACGCTCCGAAGCCAAGATGCCAAAATTGTTCTTTGAAGAACATCGACAGGGAGGCCACGCAGGAGATAGAAGACAAACGATTCTGCGATGAGTGCCACGCCAAATTCATCGAGCTTACTAAATCTAAGGTCTAATCCTATGGGGTACGGAGAACCCGCGTTCAGCTCGGCGGAAATCGAAGCAGACCTCAAGCGCGAAGAGGAACAGCGACGTGAGCTTGAACACAAGCTCCAGCATGGATTCTTTCAGGACGGCAAGACGCGCAATATCGTCATCACGGACATCAGCAAGGAAGAGAAAATCAGCCAGAAGAACAACCCGTATACGTTGCATACTTACATGCTGAAGGACGTGGACACGAACGAGGAAGAGCAGGTCGTGGACCGTGACTTCGCCGTGACCCAAGCCCTCGGTCCTGTGAAGAAGCAACTTGGCACCGATCTCCGCTTGGGCGTGACGGTTCTCAGCATCGCGACCGTGAAAAGCGGAGAGCGCGAATGGAATGGCATTCATTACCCAAAGTACGCGCATGTCATCGAGCTTGTCTCCAATCCTATCGACAAATTGGTTGCCGCGAAAAACGGTGAGGAAGCGGTCGCGGTTGGGAGTATCCCATTTTGATGTCCCGCCTCATCATCGGAATCGACAATGGCCTTGACGGTGCCATCGTCGGTCTCAACGTAGACGGCGCCGTGGTGATGAAGGAAGTCATGCCGACCGTCGGTCTGCATCAGAAGGGCAAGCGCGCCTATGACCTGCCGGCGATGGCCCTGCTCCTGCATGGCATCGAGGATGTCCATGTCTACATCGAACATGCCCAAGCCATGCCAAGACAAG